ACAGCCCTCGAAGTTTATAAATGACAACAAGTTGCTTTTTGCGGAGGGCAATGCTATAAAATACATATGCAGACACCCGCACAAAGGGAAGAAGGATGATATACTGAAAGCCATACATTATTTAGAAATGATAATTGAAAGAGATTATAAATGAAAAAATTAAAAGTTTTGGATTTATTTTCAGGCATAGGTGGTTTTACGTTAGGATTAGATTCAACAAACTTTTTTGAGACAGTGAAGTTTGTAGAGAAAGATAAATACTGTCAGAAAGTTTTACAAAAAAACTTTCCCAACATACCAATCGAGGAGGATATAAAAAATGTCAAAGGAAAAGAAGGAGAGGCAGATGTCATTTGCGGAGGTTTCCCATGTCAACCATTTTCAGTCGCAGGCAAACAGAAAGGAACGAGTGACGACCGACATCTCTGGCCAGAAATGTTTAGACTCATTAGGGAGATCAAACCCCAATTCGTTATTGGGGAGAATGTCAAAAATATTATTAACATCCAAGACGGCGTGGTCTTCGAAACTGTGTGCACTGACTTGGAAAGCGAAGGCTACGAAGTTCAACCGTTCATTATTCCAGCTGCAGGCGTCGGTGCTCCCCATCGGAGAGAAAGAGTCTGGATTATTGCCAACAGAGAAGAATCTATGGTCAACCCCGACAACATTCGACTCAAACAACATAACGAAGCCGAGAAAACCACATCCTGGAGGGGGACAAGTGCCACCTCTGAATCAACAAGTTCAACAAATGTGGCTTACGCCGAACGCAATGGACAGTTTGCCTCCAAGGAACGAGAAGGAATTAAAGAAACAATATCAAAAAAACAGAAAGGGTCGAACCACTCATTCGACACTGAGAGAGCAAGTTATATATCCACCACCAAAACAAATGTGGCCAACACCAAGAGCATCGAAAGCTATGTCGGAGAACATGGAAAACATCAAGAGGAGAGGAGTGGACAAGGCGAGATTAGAGGAGAGAATAGCCATGATGCCAACACCTACAGCAAGAGATTGGAAAGATTCAGGACTGAACACGAATTACGAAACAGCGAGAAAGAAAAGCAGACTAGCGGGAACAGCTGGTGGAGCGTTGAACCCAATGTGGGTAGAGTGGCTAATGGGGTACCCGGCAGAGTACACCGACTTAAAGGATTGGGAAATGCTATCGTCCCGCAAATCGCAAAAGAAATAGGACTAGCTATAAAAAAGGTTGTAAATGATATTTAAGGCACAGACGGAATGGGTTAAACCCAAAGAGTTTCCGGATTTAAGATTTTGTGAAGAGATTGCAATTGATTTAGAAACACACGACCCAGACTTAAAAACTATGGGGTCTGGTTCTGTAATCGGTAAAGGTAGGGTTGTAGGCATTGCAGTTGCAACAGAGGGTTACTCTGGATACTTTCTATTCGATCATGAGGGTGGTGGTAATCTAGAAAAAAGTAAAGTAATTCAATGGTTTACGGACATTTGTAAAACTACCTCTACAAAAATATTTCACAACGCCATGTACGATGTGTGTTGGATTAGGGCCATGGGCATACCAATTAACGGAACTATAATTGATACCATGATTGCAGCATCACTCGTAAACGAAAATAGGTTTAGATATGATCTTGGATCACTTGGTTGGGACTATTTAAGTCAAGGTAAAAATGAAACAGAACTAAACAACGCTGCAAAAGAATGGGGCATAGATCCAAAAGCCGACATGTGGAAACTACCTGCGATGTATGTGGGTAATTACGCTGAACGTGATGCAGAGTTAACGTATGGACTGTGGAAGATAATGCAAAAAGAAATAATGGATCAAGATTTAAATTCTATTTTTGATTTAGAAACAGATCTTTTTCCTTGTTTGGTAGACATGCGTTTTTTAGGAGTGAGAGTAGATGTTCAAAAAGCTCACACAATGAAGCAACAATTAGCATCAGAAGAAAAAGAACTCCTGCAAAAAGTAAAAACAGAGACAGGAGTAGATACTCAAATATGGGCAGCAAGATCGATAGCCAAAGTGTTCGATAAACTAAACTTACCTTATGAAAGAACTTTAAAAACACAAGCACCATCCTTTACAAAAAATTTCTTGTCTACACATAAACATCCTTTAGTAAAATGCATATCAAAAGCCAGAGAAATAAACAAGGCACATACGACATTCATAGATACAATTATAAAACACGAACACAAAGGTAGAATACATGCAGATATAAATCAGATTAGATCTGATACAGGAGGCACAGTAACTGGTAGATTTAGTTACTCTAATCCAAACCTACAACAAATTCCTGCTCGCAACAAAGACTTAGGGCCATTGATCAGATCCCTCTTTATTCCTGAATCTGGTTGTGAGTGGGGATGCTTTGACTACAATCAGCAAGAGCCTAGATTAGTAGTTCACTATGCATCCCTAGATCAAGATACAAGCGTCTTCGGTGTTAAGGACTCTTACCTACAAGACGATGCAGACTTTCACACAATCGTTGCGAAGATGGCTGACATACCCAGAACTCAAGCAAAAACAATTAATCTTGGATTATTTTATGGCATGGGTAAAGCAAAGCTACAAGCAGAGTTAGGTGTATCAAAAGAAAAAGCTGAAGAGCTGTTTACTGTTTATCATGAAAGAGTTCCGTTTGTTAAAACTTTAATGAACTCTGTATCTAACAGAGCGCAACAAAGAGGACAGATAAGAACTTTACTCGGTAGATTATGTAGGTTTCATTTGTGGGAGCCTAGTAGATTTGGTGTTCATAAAGCGTTACCTTTTGAACAGGCTCGTCAGGAACATGGAGCAGGTATCAGGCGTGCTTATACTTACAAAGCTTTGAATAAATTAATACAAGGATCAGCCGCAGATATGACAAAAAAATCTATGTTAGAGTTATATAAGGAGGGCATTGTTGCACATATACAAGTACATGATGAACTAGATATATCTGTGGAAAGTGATATAAAAGCAAAACGTATAAAAGAGATTATGGAATCCGCAGTTGAGTTAGAAATACCAAGTAAAGTGGATTATGAATTTGGTAAGAACTGGGGAGAGATAAAATGAGGATTGACTATGGCTTACTTAAATGCAAATATACCGCCGATTTATGCACAAATACGAAGGGAGTATTTATATGATCTTAAAAAACATCACGGAGAAGTTGAAGACTGTATTGTCTTCGGCATTACATCTATTGCTGGGACTGCTATCTTATGCCATGCAATTATGGAAAGCGGGGCTATCTTTTATCGTCTCCCGATATCTGCCTTCATACAGCGAGGCTTTAAACCAGAAGAAGTTCCTAAACGTAGACTTGACGAGTTGGAGCTTTGGAATTGTTTTAGTTATTATCCTGCTGTTACTAATTGGGATATAATACAAGGCACCCATGGTAAATACATGGGAAAAGATAGGAAGTGGCACCGAGGAAAATATTTATTTACTATTGACTGGGCACACCCAGATTGTAATATAATAGACGCTGAACATTCAGAAATACCACACGAACATAAGTGTGCGCACATATTAGAATTAGACGATGGCAACTTTGCTGCGCAACCAAATAATAGAATAATTTGGGATATACCCTCATTTACGGTTAAAGACGAAATTCCTAATTGGAAAGTGCAGACATCTGAATGGAATGTAGAAGATACTGGTGAATGGAAGACATCAGATACGGATGACTTCTTTTACGAGATTGAGGAGAAAAAACATGATTAAAAAATTTATAAGAAGATGGATTTTGAGACCTATAAAAAGAATTAAGGATAGGTTTAAAAAATGACATTAGGACAATTCTGTAGTGAGTGTCATCATCCTTGTCATTGTGGTGAAGATAACGATCTACATGCAGACGAATACGGAGTGTGTACTTGTGAAGGCTGTAAATGTAAAGATTCGAAGATTGAGAAAAAAGATGAGGACTAAAACCGTAGAAAATAACTATTATTTTACGGGAGTTCTAATACTTTTATTGACTCTTTTAGCTTTTTGTGGAGGCCCTGCACATGCAGGATCAACACAGACGAACACATCTGGATCTAACACAGCAATTGAAGGCGGGTACACATCCACGGCAACTACAACATATCAATCTGGATCAAGTTCTAATAGTACAACAACTAATACAACAAATTCTAATATTAGGTCAGCGCCACCATCAGCTTCAGCACCGTCTTATAACTCCATGACGCAAGACGTTTGTGCTGTTGGGTT